TACTGCTGGATCGTCATTTGCTTTTTTTTCGGGATCACATTAGCTCCATGTAAAAAGGTCGATTTTGCTTTTTCAGAGGGGGGGAGGCACCCACAATTACTCGCGGCCGAGGCGCCCCCTCCCCCCCCCTATCGAGTTATCCACAGGTTATCCACAGGTTGTCCACAGAAGGAAGTTCTATTGTGGATAACATGTTGACAACTCACCTAAGTTGTTGATTTCATTGAGAGTGCGTTGCGCGCTGGCAGCGCGAGAGAAATACAACGGTCATTATGTCAAATGAAATTACAGTTTCGGGCCGGAAAAGTATTACAAATCTGGCTGTCCACAGGGCAATTGTGGACAACTCGGGGTCGGATTTGTGGATAAGCTGTGGATAACTTGGGTGCTGGCGCGTTCTGGGGGCGGAGAGAGCGAGTGAGAGAGGCGGATGGTGCCTCCCAAGGGTACCTGCTCCACCTCATCATTAACTGCGCCAATCAAGTTCTTATTCCTCATAGTCGCTCTCTATTCACCAGTGCCGCAGCAAGGCCGCTTACAGCCTCTCAGAGGCGTTTTTGTCCTCGTCATAGGGGATGGTAAGGGTTGCCCTGTCCAAACGCATCCAGGGCCGTAATCCGAGGTTATAGAAGTGTCCGTAGGCATCAAGCACTTCCTTGAAGCCTTTGCTCATGTCGCCCTCGCCAGCAGCCTGCAGGATGCGCCTCTCTGGCTCACCAAGCCTTCGCTGGAAGTACGTTGTCCTCGAATCCGCCGGCCTTCCCATCCCAAACCTCCATTAGTAAATTCGTATCACCACCCCAAATCGTTTGTTAGCATCCACTAACAAACCCCAAAGACCCCAGACGCAGCATGACCCTATGACCCCAACCCTAAGGGTTGGGGGTCAGGGAGGGTCAACTTTGCTGCTTTTTTGAGCAACTTTGACCCTGGTCAGGGTCATGACCCTAGGGTCATTTAGGGTCAACTTTTCCCACATTCTCACAAACACCACATTAAACATTTTTGCGTAACATCAACGCACTGGCGTTGGCCTCATCGACCATGATCCACCCATGCTCGGTGGCCTCGATCATCCCAGCCTGGAGCATCGCACCGATCATTTTGTCGTTGTACGACGGGTTGACCATGTTCCTGATGGTGCGCTCGGCGTTGCCATCAGCCGCCAACTTGTCCTTGAGCGCTGATCTGGTGAGGTAAGGCGCACCGCCCAGATCCTCCGCACCGCTGGCCCACCAGGCGTTCTCCCACACCTTCCTAAACCCATCTATCTTGGAGTCCTTCTTGGTCGGTGCTGCTGGGGCTTGCGACTCAATCACCACGGCGCTAGTTACCGCCTGATTATCTTCGTCATACCAGCCTGGAATAGTTACCTGCTGCAAATCTAGGAATACAGGCTTTGCAAGCTCCGCATCCTTGGACTTTCTCTGCACCAATTGCATGGGGCTATTTGGCCCAGCGGGGATCACACTTATCTCAATATCTAATGCACCGCGCCAAGCTGAGGATCCTCGGGCACGGTGCTGGGCTTCCTCGGATACGCCGGTGTGATGCACCAGAATCACCGAGCAATCAAACTCCTGCATGAGATTGCCGCAAGCGTCCAGCATGGTCTTGGCGTCTTGGGCGCTGTTCTCATCGCCCGCTAGGAACCGGTGAAGGGTATCGACCACGATCACCTTCGGCGGGCTGGGCAGCATGCGGATGTGCTCGACCACTTTGAGATATCCAGCGGGCGTGTTCAGATCACAGCCATGCTTGGACAGCCACATATTGATCGGGCCGGGCTTGTGCTGGTGCTTCCAGGCCGCAATGCGTCCACGAAGTCCGTGGTGACCTTCACCGGCCAGATACACCACGTTGCCGTGGCGCACTTTGTTGCCGCACCAGTCGGCACTAGAGCTGGCGATACGCAGACACCAGTCCAGAACGACGAACGTCTTGCCACCGCCAGATGGGCCATGAACCATGACGAGAGCGTGGTCTTGGATCCAGCGCTTGACCAGCCACGAGATGGGACTTGGCTGAGCAGAGAAGTCGTCTGCGGGGACTAGCCAATCGTCGGCAGCGGGTGCGAGAAGGCTCGCCAAATCGTTGCCAGCTTGGGCATAATCATTAGCATCACCAGATTCTGGAGGCATAACCATGCGCGCTCCAAACTTGGCGCAGGCCTGCTCGGCGTAGCGCTGGCCAACGCCGGACTTGTCATTGTCAGCCACGATCACCAGATCCTGCGCTGCACCATAAATCTCCCGCAACTTGCCGGTGACCGTCACGAGGTTGGAGGCCGAGTAAGCAATGACCACGGGCCGATCAATCGTTTCGTGAATCGTTGCAGCGGTGGCAAAGCCTTCTGCGACGTAGATGGTGCCCGGTTCGTCCGAGCTACCGAGCTGCCAGAACTTACCGCCCGTTTGACCGCCAGGGTGATAGAGTTTGCCGCCTTGATGGTCGATGTACTGAAGGCTCGATAGCGTCCCATCGGCATCGTAGAGCGGCACGACTAAGCGTCCATCACCGGTAATGCGTGCGCCATGCACGCCAATGCCCTTGGCTACGAGGTACGGATGCTCAGGGCTGGCGGGGTTTGCGTTGGCCCAGATCTGCTCGACCGTTTCGCTTGCCACTTGGTGCTGGCGCTCAAGGGCCGCATCACGCAGAGCCTTGGCCTCAGCCAGACGCTTTGCGTTGGCCATCTCCTCGGTGTGCGTGAGCTTGCGCCCAACCTCGGCGCGCCAAGTCACCTCAATGCCCGATCGCCAGCAGCCAAAGCGCCCAGCGGGAATGCCGTCACCGAAGACCAGATACCAACCCGGTTTATCGCCATGACCGGGCGAACCTTTGCTACCCGATTTGAATCGGTGAATCTTGCCGTCCAGATGCACCTCATCAGGCGGCTCAAGACCCGCTGCGCGAATAGCGTCAATGAGCTGAACGTCAGGAGGAGCGATCTGTCGCTGTGGCGTGGGTGACCACGGGCCACCTAGGATGTTAGAGAGGTCAGCCATTGACCGACTCCCGATCTGCCTTGAGTTCGCCCTCGGTCTTGACCTCCAGCTCATACTGGCGAGACATCGGGGGCCGCTCTCCCCAAGCGTAGATCACCTGGGGCCACACTCCTAGTGCATCCGCTAATTTCTTCGTGCCGCCGTAGTAGGCGACCGCTTCTTCAGTCTTCATTTCTGTCCTTCTGGATTTTTTTTCATGCGGTGTTGACATCGTACCGCGAAATCGACTAGAGTTACAACACACCTCGAACTGATTTCCAGAAGGAGGTGCAAAAACAGGAGTGCCGCATGGCAATCAATCTAAAGACCACTGGCAGTCTATCTGCCAACGGCGTCAAGCTGCTCGTATACGGGCAAGCCGGTGCCGGTAAGACCAGCCTCATCAAGACGCTGCCCAACCCAATCGTGCTCTCGGCCGAGGGTGGCCTGCTGTCCATTCAGGACGCAGACATTCCCTACATCGAGATCGCAAGCATGGACGATCTGCGTGAGGCTTTTAGCTGGTGCAAAGACAGCGCCGAGGCTGGACAGTTCAAGTCCGTGGCGCTGGACAGCATCAGCGAGGTGGCAGAGGTTGTCCTCAACCACGAGATGAAGAAGAACAAGGACGGCCGCGCAGCGTATGGTGAGATGAACACCACGATGCAAGAGCTGATCCGCGCATTCCGCGATCTTCCGGGCAAGCACGTTTACATGAGCGCCAAGCTGGAGAAGTCGCAGGACGAGATGGGCAAGATGCTCTACAACCCCGGAATGCCGGGCAAGAGCCTGACCCAAGGCTTGCCGTACTTCTTCGATGAGGTGCTGGCCCTGCGCGTAGAGCGTGATGCCGAGGGCGTGACCCAACGGGCCATCATGTGCGACAGCGACGGACTGTGGCTGGCCAAGGATCGCTCGGGCAAGCTCTCCGCTTGGGAAGCACCGGATCTGGGTGCGATCATCCAGAAAATTGGGGACAGAGCATGACTGACCTCAAAGAACTAAGCAACGACTGGTTGCGCTGGAAGACCTCCGAGGAGGAGGCCGTCACCGAGCGCCGCAAGATCGAAGACCAGATCGTCAAGATGCTGGGCCTACCCGAGGCGTTTGAGTCCACCGAGACAGCCGAGCCTACGGGCTTCGTGGTCAAGATCCAAGGCCGCATTGATCGCAAGGTGGACTCCACCAAGCTGCAAGAGCTGGCCGCAGAGATGGGCCTCTCGGATCACTTGCCCAATCTGTTCAGGTGGAAGCCTGAAATCAACATGTCAGCCTGGAAGCAGGCAGACGAAGCAATCACTCGCCCTCTGGCTGGTGCAATCACGGTCAAACCGGGCCGTCCGTCTTTCAAAATCACTGTTAAGGAGTAAATCATGGCTTTCCTACCCGAATCTTTTGACGCCAACGAACTGCCCAAGGGCAACACCGGTGCTTTCGAGCCCCTGCCCGCTGGCTGGTACACCGCCACCATC